ATAATTGAGATTTTAGAATTGAAAGTTGAATGTTATCTGTTCCGCTGGGTCGTTGTGGCCGCGCACCTGCGCGGCCATAAAGCCCCGAAATAGCAATCCGCGGCATGGCCGCGCCGGTGCGCGGCCACTACGGAGCAGATGCGACTGAATAGATACGTTGAAAATTGAAAGTTGAAAATAAATGTGTTTCGCAAATTGCTATTTGCGAATCGCCGGAATTATCCATTTTTTATTTTCAACTTTCAACTTTGAAGCGGGTTTCCCCAGTTGAGGGAGGCCCGTTTTTCTTTGAGCTCTGCGCGGGGCGTGATGGGCCTGGCCATGCACATGTAGCGCCATTCGTCTGCTACATGATCCTCGCCGGTCGTGTCGAGATCCTCGGGGCGGAGCTCGTCGTAGACGAGCTGGGGGATCGTGCGCAGGAAAGCCGCGCAGCTATCGTAGACGTAGAGCATCGGCAGGCCCTCCCGATCAAAGCGGAGCCGGTAGTGGCACTGCATCCAGCCCGGAATGCGCTTGTGGTCGCCGGGACTGAAATAGATGCGGAATTTTTCGCCCGTCTCCGCGATGCTCTCGCCGCCGGAGGCGTCCCAGATGGCCGGATCCGCCACGCCGTCGATCTGCCGCCCCCGGAGCCAGGGGTGGCAGTCTTCAAGCTCCCGGATGCGGCGAAAGACCTCGTCCGGGGCCAGCTTGACACCCTCGTTTGGCGTGCCGGTGCAGCCGTAGAGCTCTAAGATGCGGTAGAGCCGCCCGTCGAAGTCCACGGCCCACCAGGCACAGGAGAATGGGCGGGAATAGCCCCAGTCGAAGGAGCGGTAGAGCTTCCAGCCCGGGGCGGGCGCACGCGCCGGGATCACATGGGTCCAGCGTCCCTGCTGTTTGGCGTCCTCAGGGCTTAGCCCGGCAGCGGCGCATTGGGCAGGATCCGGCGTCGTGCGGAAGTCCTCGAAGAACTGCCCCTCGAAGATGTTCCAGTCCCCGTCCAGCCAGGCGCGCCGGAGCTTCTCCGGCAGCGCCTCCAACTGCTTGATATAGTCGGGCTGGGTTTGCATCAGGATCTTGTTGTCCGTCACCAGCGACTGAATAAAGGAATAGTCCGCCGGGTTCTCGCCCGCCTCATAGCGCCGATCCAGGAAGATGCGCTTGATGTAGCCGTGGCCCTGGCCGCCGGGGTTGCAGGTGTAGTAGATCCGCTTGGGGAAGTCGTTTACGCCGCGCAGGCAGGCCGAGACGGTCTTCATTTGGTATTCCGAGAGCTGCGTGGCCTCGTCTAAAAAGATCACATCATATTCCACACCCTGCATTCGGTCCAGATCCCCGTCCTTGGCACAGTACATAAAGTGGATCGTGGAGCCGTTATCAAAGCGCAGCACCTTGTCCTTGTCGTTGTATTTGGCGACGCCCAGCAACTCGACGCGCAGGATGTTGATGTGGTTGTTGATCAGCTCCGGGTAGCTGCGGCGGACGATCAGGAGCTTGATGCCCGGATAGCGCAGGGCCAGCAGCTTGGCCTTGGTGCGTACGGCCCAGCTCTTGCCGCCGCCCCGCGCCCCGCCGAAGCCGACGTGCTTCGTGCGAGCTGCAAGCATTTGCCGCTGCTTTTCATTCGGCGGGTCGATTCGTAGGGTAGTCATGGTGGCTCCTTTCTGCCGATCAGGCAATAGTTGAATAGGCAATAGGGAATAGGGAATAGGGGAGGCGAGAGGCGGCGTGTCTCCTATTGCCTGGCGCCTATTGCCTTGACGCTTACTCCGCCCAGTCCTCCGGGACGCCGGAGAATTCCACCCGGATGGCGCTTTCCTCTGTCGGGTGCTCGAAGAAGCCCAGATATTTCACCAGCAGCTCCAGGGCCTTTTGCTTGTCGTGGAGCTTGAGCTCCACGCCTTTGCCGCTGTCCTTGATCCCGGCGATGGCGGCGCGCTGTTCGGGGCTCAGCAGCCGGGTGTCCTTGACGCGCACCTGCCCGTCCTCGATCCAGATGTAGTCCGTGTAGTCGGAAAAGGCGATGGCTTGCAAGGCGTTTAAGATGGCTTCTTCGTTCATGTGTCATTCCTCCGGGCGGCCTGCGCCTCGGCGTTCAGCCGCTCCACCAGCCGGAACAGCGCCCCCCAGAGCTGGTTGATCTGATCTTGCGCCGTGCCCTCCGGCCGCGCAGGGAGCTCAAGGTGATCCATAAAAAACCCTCCAAGTAATTTGAAACTATGAAGTATTTGCTGACGCAAATATGAAGTACGCTGCGCGCATGAAGACGCTTTGCTTATGAAGTATGGCTGCGCCATATCTATAATGAATTGCGCCTTGCGGCACATGAATTGCATGGACGCATGAATTGTGCTGACGCACATGAATTGCCCTGCGGGGCATAGAGGCGCAATTCAAATCACGGAGCGGAGCGAGAAATCATGGCGCAGCCAATTCATGACGCCCCGCGTCAATTCATTTGTCCCGCGTTCCCCCGTAGGGGCGCACAGTGTGCGCCACGGAATGCACCGATTGTCGGAATGCAGAATGCAAAATGAAGGACGGGAGACGCGGATTCTTCGCTTTGCTCAGAATGACAAACGGGGGAAGCTGCCCTGCGGCCAAATATGCGCGGCAGCGCATACTTCATATCCGCACCAGCGGGTACGTCATATTCCGCAGGAATACTTCATATCGCGCCAGTGATACTTCATTTCAAACGTCGCTGCCTGCTTCCGTCAGCCAGCTCAGACTGCGCAGCTCCATGCCGCCGCTGCCCTCCAGGCGCAGGCGAACCAGGTCGCAGCGGCGCGAAAAGATCGGGAAAGTGACGCTCTTCCGCAGACTGCCATGCAGCGCACCCTTTTGCACCCAGGGGCCGCCGTCATAGCTGACGAGTACTTTCATCGTCGCGCCCTCGTCGAGCTTGGCCCGCACCTGGATCCGGGTCACGTAGCGGTGCAGCGTCGTCCGCGGGATCAGCTCGCCCGTCTCCGCCCACCAGGAAATGTCCTGACTGTCGCCGGCAGAGCCAATGCAGAACAGGCCTTGGCCCAGTGCGGAGGAAAAATAGAGCAGATCTCCGACGGAAAAGCAGCTGCGGAAGCGGAGCAGGTCTTCTTTGTACCAGATCCCGGTTTCGGTGTCCAGCACGAAGAGCCAGGGGCTGCCGTTCGGCCCGGCCATGGAGATGCAGTAGCGGCGGCCCTGTGCCCCGGCCACGGCCCAATGGTAGGAGACGTTCCCAAGGGCCTGGGAGACAAGGACGGGGAGGGTGCCGTTGTAGCAGTAGATCCCGTTGGCGGACTTGTAGTACAGCCTGTCCCGGATGACCACGGCGCTTTTCTCGCTGCCGCGTTCGATGCCCTCCAGACTGACGGTGACAACGCTGTGATTCCCGTTTGCGGCGGGGAAGATCTTTTCCAGACTGTCCTCCCGGAAGAAGAGGGGACAGCCGCCCAGCACGGCGGCTCCAGTGTAGGGGCCGTCGTGGCCGCGGGCGACGCGGTAGCTGTCGGTGGACAGGCCCTCAAAGGCGTACCAGTTGCGAAAGTCGCCCAGCTTGGAGCCGTAGAGCTCGTTGACCCCGTCGCCGAAGCGGCAGCCCCAGAGCCGGTTTCCGGCCTCCACGACGAAGTCCATCGCCGGAAGACTGCGTGCGGCGGAGAGGTAGCTCTGATCGTGCCAGGTCATCTCGACCTCAAAGCGATCAGACAGGATGCCGGGGATGATCACGTAGTCGTTGGCGCCCTCGCTGCGGTTGGCCGCGCCGGGGTCGTGGAAGACCTCGGCTAAGATGTGCTCGCCGAACCAGAGCGCCTCGATTTCGTCCTCGCCGCCCTGGCTGCTGTCCAGACGGCCGGTGAGCGTCACGCAGTCGCCCGCCCGGAGCCCCTTTGCTATGCCGGGGATGGCACATTTGACGTAGGGGCTGACCTCCAGCCAGAGGCTTTGGCTCTGCGACCAGACCCGGACGGTGGGCGTATCCTCGGTGGTGTCCACCCAGTAGCCGCTCGCAGGGGCCGTGTCAGACCAGCTCACGTCCCAGGGGGTTCCGTCCGCGCCGCAGGGCTCAAACACGGTTCCACCCTCGCTGCAGGTGTTGGTCAGGGCGATGGAGCCGTAGTCCACGTCCCGGATCATGGCGCTTCCGGCGCGGAGCTTCCCGGTATTGGCGTAAAGTCCGTCGGGGAAGATGCAGACCCAGCTTCCCATGAAGACCAGCTCCCGCAGTTGATTTTTCCGCAGGGTATAGGAATAGCTCACGTAGAGTTCCGTTCCGTCCTCGGGCTGCTCAAGGTCAAAAACTGCCTCGGCAAGGTTGCCCCGGCCGTCCTGCCCGCGCCAGAGCGAGCTTGCCGCGTCGTACGTAAAGCTGTAGACGCCCGGCGTCACCAGGAGCGCATATACCGCGTCTTCCTCGCAGATCGTCACGATCTCGTTGTCCGCGTCCCGGGCGGACAGGCTTCCGCGTCCGTCCAGCAGCCGCGGGATGGGATGGCCGCCGCACCAGAGCGTGCCGTAATTGTCCAGCACGACGACGGTACCGCGTCCTCCCACGGTGTTGACAGCTGTGGTGGGATTGCTGTCCAGCGTCTGGATCTCCGTGCGCCGCTTGCGGACGCACAGCAGGGGAGCGTTCGTGCCGGAGAGATTCTGCATGTCGTAAAACGCGCCGGGGCTGACGGACGGCGTGTGTTCATAGCCGCGGAAGCTGTCGATCAGGACACGTTTTTGCGGCGCGGGTTTCAGCTTTGGATAGCGCATATACTTTCCTTTCTGTGAGCGGGGGCGGCGCCTGACGGAATTGAAAGTTGAAAGCTGAAAAGTATCTGTTCAGTAGGGTCGTAGTGGCCGCGCACCTGCGCGGCCATAAAGCCCCGAAATAGCAATCCGCGCCATGGCCGCGCAGGTGCGCGGCCACTACGGAGCAGGTGCGACTGAATAGATAC